TTCCACCTGCCGGAATCCACCCTGCTGATGCTGGTGTCTGCCTTCTACGACAAGGAGCATATGATGAAGGCCTACGAGACGGCGGTGGAGGAGAAGTACAGATTTTTCTCCTTCGGGGATGCGATGCTGATACTATAAAAGAAACTCGAAAGGGCAGGAAAAGCTCAAAAACCCTTGTATTTCAAGGCTTTTTGACTTTCAGGGATAAATACACACCGATCAAAAAAACACCGCCCAAAGCGTTTCTTTAATCTTTTTGCGGGGCAAAACTGATGAATCGTGCAGGTTTCACAAACGCATAAAATGACCCCAAAAATGAATATCGAAAATGAAAATGCAGTCAAGCGATTTTGCCTGACTGCATTGTTTTATTTCTTGTAGGTGAACTCGTGGCGCATACCGTTTTTGAAAACGATAGCAGACACGTTTCCATCTGTAACCTCGATTCGCTCGACGACGCTCTGCACGAAATTTCTCGGGATCGTAGCTTCGATGCCGCGAATGTATTTTTCGTAGTCGATGGTCTTTTTGTCGAGGAGTTTCTCGACCATAATGAAATAGCTCGCCTTTTTGATAAAGGATTCGTCTGTGATCGGTCTGATCTTGTCTTCGGTGTTCAGCTCATTCAGGCGAGCATCGACACCGGCAAGCTCGTCTGTCAGCTTCTTCCGTTCGAGAATGTATTCAGCTTCGGGCGTTTCCTCATCTCCGAACATATAAAGCTGGCGCAGGCGGTTGATTGCTCGCTCGATGATATGCTTTCGATTCAGGAGCATATCCCTCTCATCAACCCTGACGTCATCAATCTCGGTTATGAATGACGGTTTGTATTCGAGGCCCGACTCGCCTTGCTCAAATAGGGAGTTCAGTTGAGACAGACCGCCCTCGCTTATGGATTCCACGAAGAAGAATGGAGTTCCTTGAAGCAGCTTCTTCCGAAGAGTATCAAGATCGAATTTCTTTCCGCTGTTCTTGGCTCGTATGATGTTGGCAATATAGTTGAGCACGAAAGGACCGAGAACTGCATCGGAAATGTATTTGTTTGAGCAGGCTTTCGAATTCTTGCGACGGCGGGAACATCCGTAAATAGACGGTCGCCATCCGTCGGCTCTACGCTTATCGAGAGTGGCTGACATCAGGGATCCGCAGACACCGCATTTTACGAGCCCTCCGAAAATATGCACGTTGTTTCGCTCGTAATTGCCGCCACGCTGCACTCCGCCCCTGCGGTTGCGCTGAAGCAAGAACTGAACTCGGTCGAACTGCTCGTGAGTGACGATGGGCTCGTGATGTTCCTCAAAGGTTATCCACTCTTTGTCCTCTCGCTTCTTTGTTCCTCTGCCGTCCTCGTGTACGTTGTAGATGTACGTTCCGATGTAGAATGGGTTCGACAGAATCTTATGAACGGTGGTCGGACTCCACTCTTTGCCGTTCTTGGTCGTGTATTTCTTCTCGTTCAGGTATCGGCTGACGTAAATAAGAGACTGGTGTTCCTCATACATATTGTAGATCATTTTGACGATCTTGCCTTCGACGGAATTTATGGTGAATGTCTTCTGTTCCTTGCTCCAATCGTAGCCGTAGGGAATGCGACCGCCGTTCCACTGTCCGTTGGTGGCTCTTGAAAGCATAACGGCAGTAACACGCTCGGAGGTCATATTGCGCTCCAGCTCCGCAAAGATCAGAATGATTTTTAGCATAGCCTCGCCGATAGCCGAGCTGGTGTCGAATTGTTCGTTTTTGGAAACGAACGTGACGCCGAGCTGTTTTAGCTCCGCATACATTGTCGCGAAGTCGAGCAGGTTTCTGCTGATTCGGTCTATCTTCCAGACGAGGATGTGAGAGAACTCACCTGTACGAAGCCTATCCATCATCTGCTGATATGCAGGGCGGTCTGTGTTCTTTGCAGAGTAGCCGGGATCTTCGAATATAACGTAGTCCTTGATGCCGAGAACCATCTCGCAGTATGCCGAAAGCTCGCGCTTCTGTACCTGCAATGAATCTTTGTCTATCTGCCAGACCGTTGAAACACGAACGTAAATGGCAACCTTTTCGGCTGTCACTTGTTCGAGAATTGATTTTTTTGCCATTTCTTCCTCCTTTGTAGTGGAATATCTGCGGACTTTCCGCAGGACATTCTGACGATTATCCAAGCATAACCGTAACCGTAACCTGAACCGTAACCGTAACCATATCTTAACCGTAACTGAATAGTCCTTGCGGAGCAAGTTGGCACGAAAAGGATAAAAATAGGGCAGGTGTCGAGAACGACTCCTGCCTATTCTCATTTGTCTTGAATAGCGACAGAAAATTGTTCCGATGATGCGATGAAGTCTTGTTTGCTACGCAAGACCGTATCCATATCGGCATAGTAGAATCCGCTTGCGTTTTCGTATGGCGGAGTTTTGCATCGTTTCGTAGCGATGAAGTGCTTATAAGATTCAAGGAAGTCATCAGCAAGAGGAGGAAGAACTCCGTGCTTGTCGAGAGCCGCCTTGATTCTTCCGGGAACGATCCACAAAGCAGAATCGCCCGAGGATATGCCGAAGGTCATAAGCGGATAGGTGTGCTCGCCATCGGGAGAGAAGCGGATAGTCAGTTCGGTCGGAGCGATTCTCACACTCAAACCGCTGATAGATTCGAGATCTGCAATCAGCTCGTAGATGTCATCGGGGTCGTACCCACCGTTGGATGCGAAAGCATCAATGAACTCACGGCGAGAAAGGATCGGCTTTCGAATATACTTTGGGGATTCACTTTCCGAAGGTTCCTCGATCTCGACGAGTGCTCCGCCCACGTTTACCACGGTTCGCTCCAAAACAGCCGTTTTAGTCAGCAGGTTCGGAATGACTACGACATCTTCACCGTGCTGGTATATCTCCATTTCGGCGAGAGCGAGGCGAAATTGCATAGATGTGTTTTCGTTCAGGAAATCAGCGAGCTGTTGCACGTTAGAGCGGATGCCGTCGCCTACAATCATAAGCAAGAACTTCGCTTTGCTCAAAGATTGGTTTACTCTGTCGGTGAATGCGCCACCGTCGGCGTAGCTCAGGTATCCTTTGCGAATCATCAGGTCGAACAGGTCATACGCCTGACCTTCCTTGCGGAAGTAGTAATCGTTTGCTACCTTGTTCAGCATTTCACAGTCCCACTTTTGCAGTTCCTTGGCGTAGTCAATGATTTGAGCAACGACCGTGCGGCGGGACTCCTGATTACGAAACAGTTTTGTTTCTGCTATGACGATATTGCCCGACGCTGATACGTACAGATTGTCGATATAACCCTGTGTGTCGCCGGATCCGACAGGAACCTCCCGACCGATGCAGACGAGAGAAGAGAATTCCTCGCCAAGATCGGATGCCGGAATAAGAGCCGGGTTGTCCGCCAGAATCTCTTGCAACCATTCCTCGTTGAAGGATCCTGACATAAACGGGATGCGCTTCATCTGCTCGGCATTGCCGTTGGAATCAATCAGCAGAGCAGGTCGCGATGTTTTTTCGTAATAGATCATTTTTGCTCCTTGTATTTGCCAAGAACCGCCTGCACAACTCGACGGTCATCGGGTGACGCGAGAGAATAGAGACTCGCAACCTCTTGCACTTCCTTTGGCATGACGTCGAATTTGTCTCCGTTGATGCCAAGGAGCCAGTCGATAGATACGTTGAAGTATTTCGCAATTTTTACAACATAGGGGAGATCGGGGGTTCTGTCGCCCGAAAGATAACGAGAGATAGTCGCCGCGCTCGCGTTGACCTCTTCCGCAAATGCTTTGATCGTAACGCCACGGACGTTGATGAGGTTACGAAGATTTTCTCTGAAGAATGAGTAGTCCATATAGTATCTCCTTACCAAGAAGTGATTTTCGAATTACCGTTTGATTCATTATACTATAAAATCTGTAATTTTTCAAGGATTTCTGAAAAAATTTCGGAAAACCTATTGACATTTACCGATTGGTAATGTATAATATACACGACGGTAAATTCCACCGTCGAATACTACACAGAAATGAGGTGAACAGAATGAAACCGCTTGAAATCAGAGGAGCCCGCGCAAGGCTTGGATACACACAGCAGTTTATGGCTAACGAACTCGGCATATCCACAGCATCGTACTCCGCTAAGGAGAGGGGTGAAACGAAGTTCGCCGACACCGAAAAGGTAAAGGTCGCAAAACTGCTTGGATGGTCGCTCGCTGAGATGAACGACTTTTTATTTGACGGGCAGTTACCGATTGGCAACCCCGAATGAACAATAAGGAATTTTATTTTTCTCACGAGGTTGCCGATTGGTGTCCTCTTGCTGACCTTCTGGTATTATTATACCGCAAAAGGAGGGCAAAGAAAATGGGTCGTGATGCTACAAAAGCCGCAGGAAATCCTTGGTTCGAAGCAAGGAAAAAGGCGTCAGCATATGACGACAGGCTACGAAGTCGAGAGGGAGCAGCAGAGCTGCTTGGAATGTCCGTCTCGTCGGTAGCAGATGCAGAACTCGACCTTTCGAAATGTATGCCAGTAGATAAGGCGGTCCTTATGGCTGACCTTTATAAAGCACCGCATTTGTTGAACTACTACTGTTTGAACGAATGCCCGATAGGACACAGACATTGCATTTCCGACGAGGTTGTTGACATCGAAAGAGCAACATTGAAGCTCCTGAAGATCTTGGATGAGCAGAAGCTCAACGAGGTCAAGAGGAAACTGATCGAAGTTGCCGAAGATGGAGTTGTCTGCGAAAAGGATGCGCCCCATTTGCAAGAGGCTTTGGAGTACCTGAAAGAACTGTCAAAGATAGTGAGCGAGTTGAAAATCATTGGCGATATGGTCTTGGGAGGAAACGATGGAGAACAGCAACGATAGGATTCTCGAAATCTTAAAAACTGAATACAACATCACCTCCGAAAAGGCTCTTGACAAGAAGATCAAGAAGCTCGGTTGCATTGACATTTCGGTGTTCCGCAAAAAGCCGGCAAAGAAGGTCAAAGCAACCTGAAAGGAGAAAAGGTATGGAACAGCAGGCAGAGAAGCTGTACGGAATCGTACAGAAAGTTCAGCGAGAGATCGGTTACAATTTTTCGGCCGATGAAATCGCAAAGATTTACGCTTACACCGTTAGAAAGTGCGAGGTGAACGGAAAGGGAGGCGGCTATGTTCCGATCCTGTTCGAGAATGAACTCACCGATTATCTCACAAGGTTCGAAATCAATAGAATGGGGGGAATCAACAGATGTGCGAGATTTGCCACTACACTCCTTGTTTGAGCGGATGCCCAAATGCTCCCGAACCGCCCTCGATTGGCCAATGTAAGTTTTGCGGAGAGGATATTCAGGTAGGCGAGGAGTATTTCGAGTATGACGGAAAGAAGTATCACGAGGAATGCTTCAGCGATTGTGCAGTTTCCTTGCTTATGGAGAACGGCGCAGAGCTGAAAACAGCCGAAGAGGAGGTTCCTGATTATGACCCCTACGACGATTGAGATCCCCGAACTCCACGAACTTACCTTCGAAGACAGCACCCATACCTATCGCCTGAACGGTGTCATCATACCGAGCGTTTCGACCTTGATGGAGCCACTGATAGCCGCTAAGTATAACGGAATCAGCGAAGCCACCCTCAACAGAGCGGCAGATAAGGGAACGTCGGTACACAACGCCATCGAGAACTACATCAAGTTCGGCATCGAGGATGTTCCGCCCGAACATCAGCCGTATTTCGATGGATTCCTTGAATGGTGGAACGAGAAGAAACCCATACCGGTAGCCTCGGAGCTACGTTGTTACCACAAGTTATTGATGTACGGAGGGACGCTCGACCTCTTGGTTATCGAGGATGGAATCCTCACCCTGACCGACATCAAGACCACATATACCGTTTACGATATGACCTGCCGAGTACAGCTCGAAGCGTATTCGCAGGCACTCGCATCTCACGGACTCCGTATCGGCAAGAAACAGATCTTGCATCTCACGAGAGACCGAGGAAAGAAAATACACGACCACTACCAACTGCAAGATGCAGAGGCGTGGAGAGTGCTCGGTTCATTGAAGTGCGTACACGACTATATCGGTCGTTACAAATAAATTTTTTTGAAAGGAGTGTCAGTATGAACGAAGCAGTAGCAGTAAAAAGCGAAGCCCTTGTCCTTGACACAGCCGAGAACGAACAGCTCGGCAAAGAAGTAAGCCTGATCGAAACTCAGGCATCCGCAGTAGTCGTAGCGTCCGAAGCGGACTACGCGGCGGCGGGAGACCTTACCAAGACCGTGAAAGCAATGCAGAAACAGGTCAAAGAGTATTGGGATCCGCTCCGCGTGGCAGCCAAGAAGACTTACGACGATGTGCTCGCCAAAAAGAAGGCGATGCTCGATCCCCTCGAAGCCGCGGAAAAGATCCTGAAAGGTAAGATGACCGAGTTTGTGCTCGAACAGGAGCGCAAGCGCAAGGAACAGGAAGAGGCGATGAGAAGGCTCGCTCAGGCAGAGATCGACCGTAAGCTCGAAGAAGCGGCGACCGCAGAAACGAACGGAGATACAATGGGTGTCGAGTTCGCAATGGCGGAAGCAGAGGTTATGCAGGGCATCGCAGAAGCAGGCTCCATACCCACGCAGAAACCGAAGGCAGATGGTGTATCGACCTCGAAGACGTGGAAGATCACGGGTATCGACGAATCGAAGGTTCCCGTTTCCCTCTGCGGAGCGGTCATCAGACCTGTCGATGAAAAAGCGGTTCTCGCTCTCATCAAGGCGACGAAGGGCAAGATCGAAATTCCCGGTATCACATTCGAAGAATCCGTCACGATTAGCGTGCGTTCTTAAATAAATTACAGGAGGCAAAGAAATGTCAAACGAATTGATGGCAGTAGAGTTCAAGAGTCTTTCGGGTCTTATGGTGAAGCTCGACGCCAACACCGTCAAGAACACGTTGACGAGAGGTAACGGAAAAGTTACCGACCAAGAGGTGGCGATGTTCCTTCGTACCTGTCAGGCAAAACAGCTCGATCCGCTCGAAAACGGCGAGGTTTACCTGATTAAGTACGACGACAAAGCACCTGCTCAGTTTGTGGTAGGATGCCACGCTTATATTCGTAGAGCCGACCACTTCCCTGAATACAGAGGATACAAGTCGGGAATCACGGTTCTGAGAAAGTCTCAGAACGGAGAGATGTCAGTTGTTCAGAAGGAGGGGTCTTGTGTTTACAAGGCTCTCGGTGAGGAACTGATCGGCGGATGGTGCAGGGTACGCAGAGAACGCTCGCCCGGAAACATTGAGGAGACTTTCGTTGAGGTTTCCCTCGAAGAGTACAGCTCGGGGCAGAGCAACTGGCGTTCCAAGCCTGCAACTATGATTCAGAAGGTCGCAAAATCTCAGGCGTTTAGAGCCGCGTTCCCGAACGAGTACGAGGGCATCTACACCGTTGACGAGATTCAGGCTTCGGGCGCGATCCCTGCTGATTATGTCGTGGTCGAAGAGACTGGAGAGGTCGTGGCTGCAAAGCAGGAGCCCGTAGTCACCAATGAGCAGAGACAGGAATTGTTCCGTGTTGCGAAGCAGCTCTTCGCGGATGAAGCGAATGCCATCGTCAAGCAGGTATTGAGCGAGGAGGGACTCACATCTACGGAGGGTATGCTTGTATCTGTCTTCAACAGAATCGTAGAGAGAGTCAAAAAACTTGCAGAGGAGAGAGCGCAGACGCTCAACGCTACTGCAAATGACACCTCTGCCGAATAACCTTTGGTCGTGTCCCAAAACCAAGAAAGATAGGCGGGTGAAGATATGGCTTGGATAAGCGTACACGCTTGCGTGGATGGACCGAAGTTACGAGATCTTCGCAAGAAATTGAGATGCTCCAAATTCGAAGCAACAGGCATACTCGTCTATCTGTGGCTTTGGGGGCTCGAAAACGCGGAAAAGAACGGTCATATTCTCAGCGCGGACAGAGAGGACGTGGAGGAGTGTTTTGGAAGCTCTGGATGCAAGATTCCGACAAACCAAATCGTAGATGCCCTGATAGAAACCAAGTGGATCGACGAAACTCCGGACGGACTCTACTTGCACGACTGGGAAGAATGGCAAGAGCAGTGGTATAAAGCCAAGGCTCGAAGAGAAAGCGATAACGCGAGAAAGAAGGAAAGCAGACGAAAGATGGCGATGAACGGCGGATCCCCGACCGATGATGAAATTTCCGCAGATGTGTCTGCGGAAATTCCTGTGGACACTCCGCAGATTGTCTCCGATGAAGAAGGCTCGGAAGACGATGCGCCTCCTGCTCCTCCTGAAACGAAGAAAAAAGAATCAAAATACACGACAGACTTTGATGAATTCTGGAGCGCGTATCCCCGAAGAGTCGATAAGGGCGGTGCCTACAAGAAGTACCAAACCCGAACGAAAGAGGGGTTCTCTCCTGCGGAGTTGTTGCTCGCGGCGAAGAATTACGCCCTGCAATGCAAACAGCTCGGCACGGAGCAAAGATACATCAAACACCCTGCGACCTTTTTGAGTGACACCAGACCGTTTCTCGATTTTTTGCCGAAGAATACCGAAGTCGCGGCGACCGAAGAGGTGCAGGAGGGAAACCCTTTCCGAGATTGGAGTGAGAATTGATGGAGAACCGCATTGATATAGACGACTACAAAATGCCGGAAGAAGACGGCTTCAAACGTATGAGCGGTTCGGGTCTTGATTTGTTCAGAAGCATCGCTTCTGTGGCTATAAGAGCTCAGAAGAAAAGACCCAGCGACTACATAGCGACCGATGGGCTTCTTCATTGCGGCGTTTGCAAGGAAGCGAGACGCGAGTATCATCAATTCGAAGAGACGGTCGGAGAGGAGAAAAGAATCACCCCGGTTGAGATAACACGGGCTTGTAAGTGCGATAGAGAGAGGCGAGCTGAGGAGGAGCGAAGGAAGAAAGCCGAAGCCGAAATGCAGAGGATTCAAAAGCTCAAAAAGCAGAGCCTTATGGACGCCAAGTTCGCAGGAGTATCATTTGATACCTTGCAACTGACACAGCACAATCAGAAAAACCTGAAGCTGTGCAGGAGCTACGCCAAGCGTTTTGACGAAATGCTCGCCAAGTCGCAGGGATTGCTTATGTGGGGGAATGTAGGCACCGGCAAAAGTTACGCCGCCGCCGCGATTGCTAATTTCTTGCTTGCTCAAAAAGTCCCTGTTGTTATGACATCGTTTGTAAAGATTGTCGAGGATATTCAGTTGAAGAAAATCAACGAAAGCGACTTTTTGGATTCGTTGTCTTACGCGAAGCTCGTAATCTTTGATGATCTTGGCGCAGAGCGAGGGACGGATTTCGCGGCAGAGATCGTTTACAATGCGATTAATGACCGCTATCAAAAAAAGCTCCCTATGATTATCACGACAAACAAGACTTTGCCCGAGATGCAAGAGGAGTTGAACCCGAAGTATTCCAGAATCTATGACAGAATATTCGAGGTATGCTACCCGATGCAGTTCACGGGACCGAGCTGGAGGCGAAAGATCGCCGCGAGCAATTACGATGCGATGCAGTCGCTCCTCGAAGACGAAGAGTGACGGAAAGGAGATATATGAGCAAACTGGTTTCCAAAGGCTACCTGAAGATAGGTAACGAAGAAGACAGAAAAGCCGTAGCCTCCATTCTCTACAAGAACGGATACAGCGTTGCTCCCGTGAGGTGCAAGAGAAACGGAAAGACGTATGAATATTATGTCAAGTACGAGATGATCGGATCCGACAAGGGATATGACGTTTCAGAGAAAGAGGTCGGCTATGAAGAAAGTTAGATTTGAAGTTCCCGGAGAGCCGACCGGCAAAGGCAGACCGAGATTCTCAAAGTTCGGAGGACCTCGGAGCCCCGAAAAGACGGTTTTGTACGAGAATCTTGTCAAGACGTGTTATAGCTCCCAATGCCACGATTTTATGTTCGAGCAAGGGAAGCAGCTTGATGTGAGAATCATCGCCTATTACGCCATACCGCAAAGCGTAAGTAAGAAAAAGCGCAAGCGTATGATCGACAAGATCGAGCGTCCGCTCAAAAAGCCAGATGCCGATAACGTCGTTAAGGTCATACTCGACGCACTCAACAAGATCGCGTATTACGACGATACGCAGGTCGTAGATTTGCAGATACGCAGGTTCTACGGCGAGAATCCGAGGACGGTTGTTACCATCGAGGACATCACGCCCTCAACGGAGGTATGATATGGCACGAGAACTTGAATTCGACGGCTACTGGGAAGGCAATACCGTCTATTCCTGCGATTGCTGTCACAAGACCCGAAAGTTTCGCTTCGATAGCGAAGACGAAGCATTTTCCAAAGAACACCGAAAGGTTCTCCGCTCGGAAGGGTGGGTTGCCACGAAGGTGAACGACCAATGGCACGATTTCTGCGGAGAGAGATGCCGAAATAAATACATCAGAGAACAAACGATATAAAGGAGAAGCACGAATATGTGTACGAAAAATGATTTGCAGCTCAGCCTGAACGGCGATACCTTTCAGGCATTGAAAACCGACTTCGACTCGATCCTCGCAAGAACCATCGGCAATATGGAGATGAAGGGCGCAGATGAGGCGACCATCACCATCAAGCTCGGGATCTCGCTCGAAAAAGTGAACAATGGCTCCTACGACGAAGCCAAGGAAGTTACCAAGCCCTCGTTCAAGCACGATATTTCCTCCGTGATGCAGGTCAAGGATAAGAAGACCGGCTCTCTCTCGGGTGACTATGAGCTCGTTTGGGACGAAGAGGAAAAGAAATACGTTATGAGAAGACTCGGTGGCGAGCAGATGTCGATCTTCGACGAAGCCGTTGATCCCAGAGAACAGGAGACGGACGGCGAGAATGTTACCGAAGGAGGTCCTTACCTCGGAGCTCCCGAAGGTAAAACTCTGTATCTCGAAGCCTCGTATGAGGAGTGCGATGACACCGAGCGCAGAGAGGAAGAACTCTCTGCTTTGAAGTGGCTCTCGATGTTCATTGGCAGAAAGATGAAGATTGTCGAGTCCAACGGAACCTACACCGTGAGAACCGATACCAACGAGGTCGTTCTGACATCCGCTGATAGTATGTTCCACGTTGACGCAGAGATCCTCGAAGAGCACCTCGACCACGAAATCAACTGTCTCGGATTTTACAGCGAAGCAACCGCCAACCAGAGCGGAAGCCTTGAAGCCGTGGAGTTCAAGTGTCTCGACTGCGACGAGGTGATTTACGAGTACCCCTCTTCGGCAGACGGTGAAGCTGAGTACGAGGGCGAGCCTGACATCGCGGAACCTGACCTCGACGATGACGAGCTGATGGAATACGACGAGCCGGAGCTCGACTGAAAGGACGGAATGAAAGATGGCAAATTTGAATCTCAATAAGGTTATCTTGGGCGGACGAATTCCGAACGACCTTGAACTGAAGCAGACAACGAGTGGAACATCGGTCATCACGTTCTCGATCGCTGTCAATCGCAGAGGAACAAAGCAGGGAGAACAGCAGCAGGCGGACTTTATCGAGGTCAAGGCTTGGAAACAGACCGCAGAGTTTGTTAGCAGATATTTCCGCAAAGGTTCCTCCATCTGCATTGTAGGCGAGCTGAAGACTGATTCGTGGGTAGATCAGCAGACCAATCAGAAGAGATATAAGACGTATGTGAACGCCAACGAAGCTATGTTCGTTGATTCCAAAAACGACGGAGATGGCGCAGATCAGGGTGGATACAATTCGTATGCTACCGCCGCTCCTGCACCGAACTTTGAAAACGTCAACGAAGACGAAGATTTACCCTTCTAAACGGAGGTAGGTATGGAAAAGACCAAAATAGAATGGTGCGATAGCTCGTGGAATCCTGTAACCGGATGCTACCACGACTGCGAGTATTGCTACGCAAGAAAGATCGCAAACCGCTATAAAGGTTGCCACGAAGCTCCTGACGGTGTTGCCCCAAGCAACATCGTCACAGTTTCGGAGAGATTGAAGGCGACCACACAGAGTGGAGAGATCAGAAACGCGGCGTATCCGTTTGGATTCACGCCGACTCTCCACGAATACAGGCTTTCGGACCCGTACACGAAAGGATTTGGCAAGAATATCTTTGTGTGCTCGATGTCTGATATGTTCGGCGATTGGGTTCCCGACGAATGGATCGAGAAGATCTTCGAGGCCTGTAAGAAAGCTGATAACCACCGGTATCTGTTCCTCACAAAGAACCCGAAACGCTACGCAGACCTTGCGGCAGCAGGAAAGCTCCCGAAGGGAGATAACTTCTGGTACGGATCGACAGTAACATCGCCCACCACGAAGGTGTTTTGGAGCGACGAATACAATACGTTCGCAAGCGTCGAGCCTATCCTCGAACCGTTCGAAGAAGTCGAAGGGTGTGAGGACTTCGCAAAGAGAATCGGATGGGTGATTCTCGGGGCAGAGACCGGCAACAGAAAAGACAGGGTTATCCCCGAGCGTTCGTGGATAGAGCCCGTTGTAGAACAGTTCCACAAATACGGCAAGCCTGTCTTTATGAAGGACAGTCTGATACAGATTTGGGGAGAAGATTTGATAACCGAATTTCCTTGGAAGGAGTGAACCTATGAAAGTGAGAATACCTCCAAGCAAGTTTATGTCGAAAAAGCAGATCAAGGCGAGAGATGAAGAAATCGGCCGTCAGATCGTAGAGCGAGACAGAAAATTTGCTATGGAGAACGATGCTATGGTTTTGTGGATGATACACATAACCCACAAGCACGGCAAGAAAAGGCTTCGTAGGTTCTTCGATACCTGCTTCGAGGAGCACGAAAGGTTGAGAAATAATTTTCAGTTTTCCAATGACGAAATGGGCTGGCTTTATTCGAGGCTGCTCAAAGACATAGGTGTTGACATAGAAGCGTGGTACGCTGAAAAGCTCGGCGAACACAAGGAGTAAAAACGAAAAGCGGAAAGGGGTGAGAGGAGACCGAATGCAAGCCACAGAACCAAAGAAATACACAGTCGATGATGTGAAGGAGATCCTGCGAGACTATCGAGATTCCGAGAAGGATATTGATATGCAGATCGAACGTCTCGACCGTATAGAAATGAAACTGAAGAGCATCGGTTCCCCGAGCCTATCCGGAATGCCGCGAGATCCGAGTCCTTCGAACAGTCGAATGGCTGATATGATCGCAACCAAGATTGACCTTGAAGATGAAATCAAGAGATCGTTCGAGGAGCTGAAAGCGAAGAGAAAGTCGATAGAGTCGATTATCTCGAAGCTGAGGCACTCGGAGGAAAGAGCTGTGATAAGGTTGAGATACATAGACGGGATGGGATGGGATGAAGTCCTCGACGTTCTGTTCGGTGGTAAAGCTGATTTTCTCGACAAAGAGGAATCCTACAATAGACGTATGTATATGATACACGGTTCCGCCCTCTCCAATATGGCTCACGTCTTGAATGACGGTGGCACCTGTGCTTGAATCAGAAGGGGCGTACCTGAACGGTGCGTCCCTTTCATCAATGTTTCCGAATATTTTTGGAAAATTTTGAAAAAATATTCGAAAACCTATTGACTTTTGGAGGTAGGCGGGTATAATAAAGTCACAGTTAAAACATACCAATCGGCAATGAAAGCGGGCGAAAATCAATGAAATGGATTAGATGGAGCAGATACTCGGACTCGGCAGTGATCGAGACAGGCGAGATGCCACCGAAGGACCTCCCGGCAATTCTCAAATCATACGGAGAACAGGCAAGGGAATTGCTCGTAAAGAACGGCGCGGATCACGTAGTATATGCAGTGATCGAATACACGCCAGAGAGCGAGATGAAAGAAGTTCAATTCTATATGCTCGAATTAGACGACAAAACATTCCAAGAGCGTGTGAACCTGATTACAGATTCCGTGGTATATGCAGTACACAAAAGATAAGGAGAATAAGAAAATGACAATGATCGAAAAAGCAAAAGCAGAACTTGCTTCCATCGAGGAAGCACTCGAATACGAATACCTCAACGGCAGAGCGGACCTCAAATGGTATACATACCTCCTCAGACAGAGAAAGCTCCTGAAGAAATTCATCAGACAGTACGGCAAGATCGAGGCTCAGAAGACCGCAAGCAGCGAGAAGTTCGCGAAGACCTTTAAGTTCTACCCCGAAATCGAAAAGAAATCAGAGGTTTGATTGCAATGACCGAGCAGATCAGTTGGAGCATTACATACGTTGAAAAGGGCGAGGAGCGCGTCCTGAAGCTCTCTGGCACACCGAAGGATGCAGAGACCGCGATCGCAGTAATCGAAGGCAAGCACGGAAGGGTTGTCAAGATCGAGAACTCGAAGGGCTCCGTTTATCACCCTCTCGCAAAGAAGGAGGCGTAATATGAACAGAACGACCTATGTTTACCCCGGAATGTTCTTCATCAGCCCGGAAGAAGCGCGAGAAATTCTCGAAGACGGATGCACTTGCTTCCGCCTGAATGACGATAACTCGGAGTCGATGTTACACGATGCGAAAGAAGTTGAAGACGGTTTCGCATACGGATACGAGATCGAGGGCTTTGATTTTGACCGTTACTTCGAAAACAGAATCGACGAGGAAGGAAATGTTTTGTTTAGTCACGGAACCGACGACGTGGATGCGTTGCTTGACATAGCTGAAGAGTTCCTGTATTTTGCATCGCAAGGAGGTACGCTTCGCCAGACGATGAAAGATGGCGCGGCAATGATGGTGCGCAGAATCAGAGATTCAAAGGCATCGGGTAATGAGCTCCAAAAGAAGACGATGTTCGGGGCTTGTATCCGATACATCAATGCTATAACCCCGTTTGGTTGGAGATTCGGCGCATTCGCCAATAACGGTCTTGATTACGTCTTTCAAAAGGAGCCTACGGTATGAAAGTAAGAGACTTGATACCCATTGTATCGCCCGAAAGAACCCTTTGGGTGGAAGGAAAGGACGAACGCGGAATCGACGTAGGGACACCCGGCTACTTGAACCCCGAAACGCTCGAATTGGAGATTGACCTCTTGTACCCTGCGGTTGTGAAATCGCTCGGAGGCGTGAACGTCATCTGCGTCAGAATAAAGGAGAATGAGGATGCGGAACAGAAATAAGAAGCTCTCGTACTCGGAACTTCTGATGGAGTGTATGAAACGAGGAGTTCAGGTACACGGACCTGACGGAAAATTGAAGCGACAACCGGTGCTTGAAAAAGAGTTGCTCGGTGCGCTTGAAAAAGAAAAGGCTTTGCTCGAAAGAATGAAAAGATTTGCAGAAAGGAACTCAAAGAAATGAAGTATTTGACAGACAGAACAGAAATCGCGATGGCGATGAATTTCGGAAAGTATCCCGTCCTCTACATCGACGTGGAAACCCCGATTGAAGGATATAGCGGATTGTACCGTGGATGCGATATGCGACTCGCTTGGGACGATCCTCGCGCGAGATACAAGGATATGTGTTGTGAAGGACACCTGCTCCTGTGCGACGGCAAGCTCGAAATGTCGAACAACGCGGGCTGCCTGAAAGCGAGCTTCGGCAGAGAGGACGTGATCGAGATGCAGCACTGGGCGAATACGCCCATCGTTCACAAGGGTCAGACGGTCATAGTCGTCAAAGACAGACCCAAGCAGAGAGTGTGTCACGTCGAGGTAATGAAGATTTCGGACTACATCGACATTCATTGTCAGACGTGTTGCAGATTCGTCGAAGTGCCGGAGGATTTTGAGATATGAGAACAGCAATAGACACAAGAAATCTGAAGCAGAGGATTCAGGATAGATACGCGGAAAATCGCTCTCTCGATTTTCACCTGCACAATGAGCTGCTTGCTTTGTCTTGTCTCCCCGAAGATCTTGCAAGCGACGGCGATTCTGAAACCTGCGGATTCGAGGAGCTTCTGTTCGCGGTTGAAAAGGACTGGCTTATCGCCCATCTGAACAGAACCACCTGCGCGTACTGGAACGCAGACAACGTGAAGAAGTGGCTCAAAACGGAGCACACGTCAGAAGACGCGGCGGCGATTTTCAAAGCCGCGATCTTGCAGAAGGCAGTCGTAATGATCGAGTTCAATTAAGGAGGTTTATATGATTACTCATCAGATGATTGCGGATGGATACCGCAAAGGCATTGTGAAGCTGGTCGATTCTCCAAACGGAGATGGAACTGTATGCCAGATCGGAGATAATTGGTTCTACTTCGGAGGAGAAGCCGCCGAAGGCGTCTCTCCCGAAGAGTACAAGAAAGACGTCCCTGAAGATGGCATCATTGACGAGATTTATTTCACCTTGAAGGATTTTAACGAGAGTGGAGAAGAATACGCAGATGAATATGCCTACTACGAAGCGTACCTGAACGAAAGAAAACGCCAGAAGGCGCATCGCTCCGGCATCATTCGTAGGGTTGATGATCTCGGAAGAATCGTGATTCCGAAGGAAATTCGAAAAGCCCTCAAAATCAGAGAAGGAGAACCGATGGAGATCTCGCTCGCCAATGGAGGAGACGCCATTCTTCTCGAAAAGGTCGTAGAAGATGAGCTTTGGGAGCTTGAAAAGTTCGTAAGAGATTTCGAGGGAGACCCCGGAAGATCTTCCGACACCGAGGAGGCAAGAAAGGCTATGCTCGCTATTATCAAAAAATACAAGGAGTCCAGAAATGACAAGTGATGTTAAGATTTTCGCAGAAACCCTCGAAGACGAGGCGAAAGAGCAGATTCGAAAACTCGCATTGCATCCTGTGAGCGATTGCTCGAAAATCAGGATTATGCCCGACGCACACGCGGGCGCGGGTTGCACTATCGGAACGACGATGACTATTACAGATCGTGTATGCCCGAATCTCGTAGGAGTTGACATCGGATGCGGAATGCTCGCAGTCAACCTCGGAAAAGTAGAGATCGACTATGCGAAGCTCGACGGGTTCATCAGGGCGAACATTCCTTCGGGAATGATGATCCGTACCGAGCCTGTCGAGTATTTCGATTTTGGCGGAATTAGATGCCCGAACGCAGACACCAAGAGAGCGCAACTTTCCCTTGGAACCCTCGGCGGCGGAAACCATTTCATCGAGATTGACAAGGATTCCTGCGGAAACCTTTGGTTGATTATCCATTCGGGAAGCCGCCATCTCGGTCTGGAGGTCGCGAACTACTATCAGGACCTCGCATACAAAACGATGACCGCGCTACCCGCGGATCTCGTCAAGACCGTCGTGGAAGAGCTGAAGGCACAGGGCAGGCACAGCGAGATTCAGGCAAAGCTCGAAAGCATCAAGGCTGAGAGAAAGAAATCGGTCATCGACAAGGACTTGACGTTCCTGACCGGCTCCGACCTTGATGAATACCTCAACGATATGGGTTTCGTTCAGGAGTTTGCAAAAGCGAACAGGGAAGCAATAGCAAAGCAAATTATGGGTGCTATGGGGCTTTCTTCGGTTCGCCAATTCCATACCATTCACAACTACATTGACCTGCAAAACAAGATTTTGAGGAAGGGAGCGGTATCAGCAAAGAGCGGCGAGGAACTCGTAATCCCGATGAATATGAGAGACGGCGTTTTCCTCTGTGTTGGTCTCGGCAATCCAGACTGGAACTACTCGGCACCTCACGGAGCGGGACGCATTATGTCCCGGAAGAAAGCGAAGGAGAAGATTTCCACAGAGGAGTATCAGCTCTCGATGGAGGGCATCTTTACTACGAGCGTAGGATACGGAACCATCGACGAAGCTCCTATGGCTTATAAGGATGCGGAAGAGATCAGAAAGCTCATCCAGCCAACCTGCGGAGTGGTTGACATTATGAAACCTCAGTACAATTTCAAGGCATCGGAGTAAGATATGAGGCACAGAAAACATAAGGCGCGTTTCAATAAGCTCGATTTGACCTGTTACCGATGCGAGCACTGCGAGTACATCGGAGACGGAGACCACATCTGCAAGAAACACGAGGAGGACCCTGACCGAGCGATAGTCATATCCGATTGGGAGCCTACCGAAAACTATATGCAATGCAAAAGAAAGGAGAACAAGCAATGAAACCGTTTGTAATCACAGTAACAGAAACTCTCACGAGAGAGGTCATCATTTACGCAGAAGACAAGGACGAAGCGATAGAACTCGCTGAGGATATGTGCAACGATGAGATTATCAACCTGACCTCGGAAGACTTCGAATCGAGAGACGTGGAGAGTCAGGGGCTCGCGGTGCTGACAGATTTCGGCATCAAGCCTGTTTACGGGCATAAGCGTTTCTTCACCGCAAACGGAGAGATCTCGGAGGAAGAGGCGGAAGCCATCAACGATACGAACAAGATCCTGCTTGAAAGTGGGGATTTCGAAAAAATGAAGGATGTCAAGTTCGTGTATTGGCGGGAGGGCAAAGATGACAGAGAAGCAGATCAGCCTTGAAAAGAAACTGGAATGGCTTCTCAGGAACGCCAAGGCATCTTACCGAGAAGAAATGGGGACCGATGAATACGGTTCGCTATCGTTCGAAGCATTCGCGGCACAGTTCCTTGCAGAAAGCGGCGTGGTTCTTCCTCCGATAAAGATGGGGGAAACGGTGTTCCACATTACCAAGTGCGATGGATTCCCCTCGGAGCTCGATGGAACTTTGTACGACTCCAACGGAGGACCCGGAACAGCTACCGGCTACTATTGCTCTTGCGAACTCAAAGACAAATGCCCGTTCAGCGAGGACGATTTCGACCAAGAGTGCGACGATCCTTGTAAGAAGCTCGGAGAAAAGTACGCGGTATTCGAAGATACGGTCGTAGGAATATTCTTGGACGACAGAAGAGAATCCGAGGAGCTCCTGCTCGAATATTCGGGATGTGTTCCTTCCTCGGAATTCGGCAAGACCTTGTTCGATGTCAAGTGCGAGGCGGAAGAAGCCTTGAAGAAAATGGAGGAGCAGTTATGACAGTAGAATACGTACCGGCGAGAGGGCAGAAATTCGATGTTGGCAGAACCATCAATTTCACCAAGTGCGACTGCCTCGAATGCGATTTCTTACATTGCCCCAAGAACAACTATGCGGTGAAAATGGTTCGAAAGAAACGAACCGTAGGAGAGTTTTTCGAAGAATCAAAGGAAGAAATCCTGAAGCGCAATGCTCCGAAGCGTTGGCAGTACGGGCTTCCGCAGAAATTCGATATGAGCCTCACGAGAAAGCTCATCGACGACTTGATGGATACCGTCAACCTGACTTTCCCCAAAAATACATACTGGAATTACGGAGATCCGTATCTGTTTGGGAACGATAGCGGAGATAACGAAATCTACCGAAGCATTCACATCGTCAAGTTTTCGAGAAACGGCAATGAATTGAAACTCGGAAGTGTTAGAGTAGCCGATGGCAGGATCGAGGACATCGACTTTAACGTGAGCCAACTCCGCCTTGCCGAAAAGTTATCCAAGATTTTCAAAGACTTGAAGGTCATCGTAATGGACCACTACCGAAAGAAGGATGATGAATGGAAAGTGGGTTGGCTTTCGCCGGATGGACGTCATTACCCTTGTAGCCATTGCGAACACGCGCACCTCGCAAGAAGCCTCGGTCACGGAGAGATACTGCTCGAAAGAGATGGTTGGGTAAAGGTGGCTTTGCACGAACCGGATGGATTCTTTTGCAACCCAAGAATGATTACAGCGGAGCAGCTTAACTGGCTCTCGCTCAACGGATATGACACGGAGGATATAAGTGATGAGCAAACAGTGTAGATTCATCTCGGACAATACGCCCGACACGGAACCGAATACGCTGGTTATATCGCAGAGAGAAGATTGCGATATTGAGATCAGCATCATCCGCAGGAATCCCACCGAAAGAGGCGTTTCGGTGAGAGCGAGCGGTAGCAGAAGCCGCAACTACGGCAAAATCATCAGGCTTTTCTCGCAGATCATCGACCTGATGAACGACGAAGACGTGGAGCATACGCTCTACGCGAAATACTGCCACTACGATGCAGGCTACCCAAGAGACAAGGATCTGTGTGAAAGAGAACTGGAGCGAGATGGGGTTTACAAGGTCAAGGCAGTCCGTATGGGCGGCAGTAGCACCGACATTGAGCTCGAAGGCTTCACCTACACGTTCAACAGCGTGAACTTCGATTTCTTCAGGAAGGAAGATGACGAGTTCGTTCCGCACGACATTTACAGAGACGAGGTTTATAACCCGTTTTTGAGATACAGGAGGAAGAACAATGGCGCGACTGTACGATAAATCAGAGCAGGCGGCGGGATGGATAAACGCCCGCCTGATTACCATAACGTATGAATTCAATGTGGCAACATCGGAACGCCAAAAGAAACGCTTGGAGGAAGAGTCTCAGGCGTTGAGAACGGCCAAATACGCCTTGGAAAGACAGATTCCGGTAGCGGTAAGTGATAAGACTGCTACGATTTCCCTCGCTTGCGGCACGAGGCTCTGCCCTGATTGCCAGAACAGTATCAAACTGGGGCAGGAGTTCTGCGATAAATGCGGACAGGCTCTCGGATGGGAGGTTGGAGATGGAAAATAAGAATCAGATACTCTTTACCGGTAACGAAAAAATTATGGCTGAGTCGCTTCTCGGAGCCGCTACCATCGGAGCTGACTTTGCGATAAAAGTTTTTAGAGACTGGTTCGAGAGGATAGGGTACGACCGTCTCGGCTTCTCTGCGGCGGAATTTGAATTGGTCGGGATGGTGATAATAAGAGACCTCGGCTCCCAGACCGAGGAACTGACGAACCTTATTAGAGAGGAGGCGTTGAAAAATGGATAAATATATCAAGCTCAACGACCTGACACTGAAAGGAGTTGCGGTGTTCGACGAAAATCTCGAAATCCTCATTCCTCTTTCGGATGTAAGAAAAGCGTTGCAGATGGCAACAGCGGTAGATGCGGTCGAGGTTGTCAGATGCAAGGATTGCGCGAGGGGTTTCGGAAAGTTCATTCGGCACGAGAAGGTCGTGGAATGCCAGCTTTATCACCACGACGACAAGAGACAGTACAAAGACCCGATGGACTATTGCAGTCACGGAGTAAGGAGGGAAGAAAAATGAGTGTAATCGTCAACCCCTGCAACAGAAAGGATATTTGCTACAACTACCCAAAGCATTGCGATCTGTGCATCACCACGAGCGACTCGGTCAACTGCTATCCTTGCTTTCAAGACAAGGACATCGTGGAGGTGGTTAGATGCAAGGACTGCAAATTCTTTTACGACGGCAAGAGGCATCGCAGATGTATGGTTCGAGGCTTCAAAAAAGGTTTTCGAGTAGGACCGAACGATTTTTGCAGTAGCGGAAAAAGAAAGGACGATTCAGATGAAAAGACTTAATATGAAACAGCTCGCTTTGTTGGCTACCGCGATAGCTCAAACGGCTCAAACGGCGCGAGAGTTGAACAGACAGCTCTCCGAGATGCTCGAAGATGCGGGGATTGATACCGACAGCGTAGATTTCGTTTCCGCTTATGGTTATCTCGAAGGCGACTGCGACGAGAAGCCGCTGATCGAATACGTTAAGGAGCAGATGCAATGCAAAGAATAAAGGCAAGATTACTCAGCAAGACCGTCTATATCGTGCAGATATTCTTCGACGGTACGCAACCGATGTGCGCTTACATCGAAGAGAACGGCAAAGAGATCAAGTTTTATAAGACGAGTGCCTTTGAAATTTGCGATCCTTTGTTCGAGAACGCGCAAACGGCATATCAGCAAAGAATGACCGATTCGGGCGTAAAAACCAAGACGGTGGATTTATCAAAAATAAAGGCAGGTGACTGGTAATGGAAAGCAACAAAAGAATGGTTGTATGCCCGTATTGCAAGACCGAGCAGAATCCTCTTAACATTCCGTTAAAGATGACAACGGATACGGCTTGGACGGCGCACGACTGCGAAAAATGCGGACGAACCTTCGGCTATGTGCAGGTAGTCAGGCGTTCGTTTACTACGGTAGAGTTGGAGGGACAGTAATGGCGTGGAGTGACAGATATACGCCCGAGCAGAACAAACTGCTTGATTGGGCTATCGACACGATATGCGAGAAATATCTCGCAGCAGGTGGCAATAAAGATCAGATGATGTCTTGGGATATGATTGACGCTTTCTTTTGCGGTTTGCTTTACCGAGAGGGCGAGCAGGGTGTGAGAGATTTTGTCGAGAATTACAGTTATACTCCAACCGTCACGAGAGGAAGAGGGTACGCATAATGAATGATTTCGCAAAAGAATTCTGCGGTCTCCGGCTCATCGAGACGACCGCCATCACGAAGACGGTTCAGCGCAGAACCCACAAGAAGCGTCGTATCAATAAGAAATGGGCGAAGCGATATGGATACAAGAAGATTCCAGATGACAATAAAATCATGGTCGCCGGCGGGTATATTTTCGGAACACCGAAAATGATAAATAGAATAAAGCACGTGTGGAAAGGGAAAGCACATGAAAAATTTTGGTAATGCAGTTTGTCCTTATTATCTACGCGAAAGAAGCAGCGATACATTGAATTGTGAACTTTGCAAATTCCGTTTCCCAGACGATGAAAGCAAGGCGCAAATTAAAGACTATTGCTGTAATTTCGATAAATACAAGGAATGCCAACTATACAAGATAATGAATGCCTATTATGAAAGAAAGTATGAGGAAGTGAAGGATGAAGGAATACATGGGTGATGAGTAATGAAATCTGTAATGATAAGCATTCGTCCGAACTGGACGGCTCCCATTAAGGAGCTGAAAAAGAAATGGGAGATTCGAAAAAAGATTCCGAAACTGAAGCCTCCGTTCAAGTGCTATATCTATGAAACGCTCGGCAAAATGAAATCGGACGTTCTCGAAATCCCTGAAGAGGATGGAGGAGGCGTGTTCGGGATCAAGATACACGAGGGGTGCGGCAAGGTCATCGGAGAGTTCATCTGCGACAAGATCGTGGAGGTTGGATATTCACCGTACCCGAACCACGGAACGTATATTTGCGAGGTCGAGAATATCCACGAGGAGTCCTGCGTGGACTTCCAAGCTATGTTTGATTACATAGCAGACGGATACGGGTATGCGCTCCATATCGCAGATCTCATCATCTACGAGCGAGCGAAAGAACTGTCTGAGTTCAATACGCCCGAGTGGTTCAGAGATTGTGAAAAAGAGTGCTCCGATATGGACCGAATGAGATGCCCTACCCGAGATAGCCACAAGGTCGATAAAATGTGCGGATGGTGCAGAGGCGGAGGAACACCCATAAAAAGAGCCCCACAGTCTTGGTGCTATTGCGCTCCGCTCCAGCCTGCTTTGAGTTCAAGGAGGATTCAATGAGCAAGAAAACATTATCAAAATGCCCTCTGTGTGGAAACGAGGTCTATATCACGGAGCAACGGCTCATCAGAACGAGTTTTAGCGGATGCGTCAAGACCTCGATGACGCTTAGATGCAGATGCGGCATCCAGTTCACAAAAGAATGGTACGACAAAATTCCCCTTGGCGCAGTCGTATGCGACAACAGGGATATATACGACGCTTGGAACGACAGATACAAGGAGAAACCCGATGAATAAATTTGAGAAACTCGCGAAGCTCGACGTAGCATACCAGTTGATAGCTCAGGTTCATTCAGATCTGTGCAACGAGCGCAAAAGAAAAGATGGCGTTATCGAGAAGGCTCTCGACTTGACAAGGGAGGTTCTTGTGCTGAAATCTTTGATCGAGAAAAAGATCCCGGACGACACCGAGACAAGAATCGCAAACACCACGGCTCACAGGCTTGGTGAAAGCATAAGAGACGAGCTGTTCGAGATGACCGAGAATGGAAAAACACAGTTTACTTTCGACGAGGTCGAGCATATCGTGTGCGGCTCCGTCGATAAGATCTGGGAGGAATGATATGGAATTATCAAAGCTATCGGAACAATGCAAGAAATGTCCCGACAGGAACATATGCGATAAAAAACGTATGGAGGCCTGCGCGTACCTTCCGGAACCCGCAGCCGCTCCGCTCACAGAACCGCTTGTTTTACAGGCGGCAATGCCCGTTATGGAAGACCAGACCGTTTACAATATCAGGGTTGACAGCGAAACGACGGTCCAAGTCAGAAGGAAGGACGTCCTGAAGCAGATTCAGGATGAGATATACAAGAGTGTCAGATGCGATTTTTTGAAAGGAGGATCCTGAAATGTTTGAGTTCAGAAAAGTAAAATGCCACTCATACCTCAAAAAGATAAGCGACGGTAGGCATATGATACCGAGAGTTGATGGCGGTGGCAGAATCGTAAGCGTCGAATACTTCGGAGAGGGAGATGACGTTCCCGACAAATGCGAATGTGTTGGAGAATACGAGTTCCTGAAGACCTACTACAAACGAGAAGAGGTAGATTTTGAGGGAGTTCTCGTGGGAACGAAAACCATCATCGCAGATGGTTGGCTTTTTGCAGATGTCGCGTACGATCCGTTCAGTAATGATTACATCTACATCGGAAAGGCTCCGCACACCAAAGTGGTGTGCGGAGTGGTATATTATCAAAATAACCGCAAGCGATACGTGCCGCTCGTGGATATAGAAGGAGAGCAACCGTTATGAGAAAGACACAGTTTAGAGGTCAAAGGGCAACCGATAAGACGTGGGTGTTCGGAGACCTGCTCGTTCGCGGCATCGACTACGACTACGTCATAAGGACTTGTCAGGAGAACTCGGCTGCAAGTCAGGTTGTTCGAATTATTCCGGAAACTATGGGTGAATATTCAGGAGTGGAAGATCTGAACCTGACGCCCATATTTGAAGGAGACATCGTTGAGAGCAGAATCAGCGAGAATAAACTCGACTGGAAACGATGGAAGGTGATATTCGAAGATGGATGCTTCGCTTTCGAAAGCGTCACGAAATCAGTCAAATCGAGAAAGAAATACAGATTCAAGGTCAATATGCTCTGCTCCGACGAGGTAAGGTTTTACGGCTTGGTCGTGGTAGGCAATATATTTGATAACCCCGAATTATTAAAGGAGGATGAATGATGGTATCAACAGGAATGGTGCGAGAGCACTGGTACAAAGGCAGAGCGGTAGGCACTACCGAATATGTAGAGGGCAGTCTGATCGTAGATGCGAACGGCAGATGCTACATAGGCATCTTCATTCAGTCCGAACACAAGAAAGAGATCGCGGCGAGCGGTCGCTCAGTCGGCAAAACCACGAACAGATTCAACAGCATCGGATTTGTAGAGGTTCACCCTTCGTCAGTTGCGGAGTTCACCGGCATTTACGACATCCACAAGAAAAAGATTTTCGAATTCGACCGTATCCGGC